GGACACCGATCCCGCCATGAGATTTTTATTTTCGCGAAAAATGAAATTAAAACTGGGGGGCACTGAGCATGGCGGGAGTACCTGGCCGCAGCGGCCGAAAGCCAAAACCCGTTAGCCTGAAAGTTATTCAGGGTAACGCAGGTAAGCGGCCACTGAATACAGATGCTCCAGAAGGTGAGTCACTGGGGGCAGTACCTGATTGCCCAATTTGGTTGACAGGTATAGCCGTTGATATGTGGAACGCTTTGGCTGAATGGTTGGTTAAATCCAAGATCCTTACAGCAACGGATATTCACAACCTTGAGGCCTTTTGCAGTGCCTACAAAAGATGGCGCCAGGCAGAAGCACATTACGAAGATCATGGTCCAGTTGTACCAGGTGCAACTGGTGGTCCCATTAAAAACCCGTCAGCCACAGTAATAAACGAATGCCTGAAACAGATGGCAACTTATGGAGCAGCATTGGGGTTGGATCCGGCAAGTAGGGGCCGCTTTGGTGTTGGCACTAAGCAGCCAGCTGATAACCCTTTTGCAGCACTGCTTAAAAAACGAGGCGGTAAGTAGAGAATGAATGGCCAGTTATCCAAACGTCAATGCGGCGAACAAATATGCCCGAGATGTGATAACCGGCAAGATCTCTGCGTGTAAGGAAGTTCGACAGGCCTGTCAGAGGCATATTGATGATTTAAAAGCCTCAGAAAAGCGGGCTTATCCTTATAAGTTTGACCGAGACGCCGCAGAGCATGTCTGTGATTTTGTCCAGTTGCTACCACACACAAAAGGTAAGTGGGCTAGAGAACGGCAACTCATTAAGCTGGAGCCGTGGCAGAAGTTCATATTCTGCGCTGTCTTTGGGTGGCTGAAAAAGAAGGATGGTTTAAGACGCTTCTCTGAGGCGTATTGTGAGATACCGCGCAAAAACGGTAAGTCTGTTATTGCTGCAGGCGTTGGCAACTACATGCTGTGCGCCGATGGAGAGTATGGCGCCGAAATCTACTGTGGCGCAGCGACTGAGAAACAAGCCTGGGAAGTGTTCAGGCCAGCAAAAATAATGCTGGAGAAATCGCCACAACTTACCAGTTTGTTGGGCATAGAGATCTGGGCGAAAAACATCAGCATCCCCGGAGACGGTTCACGATTTGAACCGCTGATCGGTAACCCGGGTGATGGTAGTTCGCCAAGCTGTGCATTAATTGATGAATTTCATGAGCATGACGGTCCCGAGCTCTACGAAACGATGATCACTGGCATGGGCTCAAGAGAACAGGCCCTTGCATTTATCATTACAACAGCCGGCTTTAATCTGGCTGGACCTTGTTATGAAAAACGGCGTCAAGTTCAGCAAATGCTCGACGGTGTTATGCCAAACGATGAACTGTTTGGGATTATCTGGACGCTTGATGCTGGTGATGACTGGAAAGACCCGGCTAATCTGCGAAAAGCAAATCCAAACTTTGGGGTATCAGTCAGTCAGGACTACCTGATTAAGCAGTTGCGGGACGCTATTCGCTACCCAAGCCGAACCAATAGCTTTTTAACCAAGCACCTGAATATTTGGGTTTCAGCCCGTTCGGCCTGGTTAAACATGGCGGATTGGCATGCCTGTGGTGATACCAGCCTCACACTGCAGGATTTTGCAGGCAAGCGCTGCACCTTGGGGGTCGACTTGGCCAGTAAAACCGATATAGCAAGTTTGTCCCTGGTGTTTGATGAAGTGCTTGAGTCTGGCCGAATCAAATACACCACGTTTACCCGCAACTACTTGCCTGAAGGTGCTTTGGAGCGAGCTGGCAATAATCGCTCGGCATACGAGAAGTGGGTAAATGAGGGCAGGTTGACACTAACTGACGGTGAAGAAATTGATTTCGACCTGATCAGGGAAGAAATAAAAGACCTCAGCGAAATTTTTGAAATCACGGAAGTTGCCTACGACCCATGGCGTGCTACTCAACTGGCGCATCAGTTGATGAAAGACGGTGCTGAGATTGTTGAGTACCGCAACACAGTGCAGAACATGAGCCCACCGATGCGGGAAATGGAAGCAGCTATCACGGGCAAACGCTTTAATCATGATGCTGACCCGCTGCTTACATGGATGGCCAGCAACGTGACAGCAAAGGCTGATGCGAAAGAAAACATCTACCCGCGTAAAGAGCGCAACGAATACAAAATAGACGGCATTGTGGCCACGCTGATGGCTATAGGGCGGATCTTGAATAGAGCCGTTGAAATGCCAAAAGAATCAATTTACGACACCTCGGACGTAACATGCTGATACCCATTTTTCTGTTTGTGCTGGGCCTTGTAGGTGCCGGCCTGATTAGCTTTGGTGTTTGGCTGCTGAATAGCGCTGCCGGATACATCTGCATTGGTACGTTTTGCATGGTTGCCAGTTACCTGTACACCAGGCAGTTGGCTTATCAGCAAAATAAGAAGTCGCAAACTAAGGCGGAATAATGTTTTTACCTAACCTGTTCGGCACAGACAAGGGTGTTACAGCCCGGCAGAACTTCACAAGCTGGATCAGCTCTATGGGAAGTCGCCAAAGTAGTGCTGGCGTCATGGTTAACACTGAATCTGCTATGGGTGTTGCTGCATTCCGAGCGTGTGTAACTCTTCTTGCAGAAAGTATTGCCCAGTTGCCTTGTGAGCTATACCGGCGAACAGCGGATGGTGGTCGTGAGCGTGCAACAGTTCATCCGGTGTACAACTTGATCCACAGTACGCCGAACAAAAAAGACACCAGCTTTGAATATTACGAACAAGCTCAGGGATCGCTGGGTATTGAAGGCAATCATATTGCGTTAATCGACCGCGATAGTTACGGCTATCCAAAAGAACTGATCCCGATTAACTACAACAAAGTGAAGGTACTTAAAGGTTCTGACGGTATGCCGTATTACCGGTTACTTGACCTGAATGAAACTGTGCCTATGCACATGATCCATCACATCAAGTACTTTAGTCTGGATGGCTATGTTGGTTTATCACCGCTACAAACCAACACCGATACCATTGGCCTGACTATTGCCACTGAGAAGCATGCTGCAGCAGTATTCCAGCGCGGTGCAACGATGTCAGGCGTGATTGAGAGACCGCATGAAGTTAAGCCTATTGATACACAAACAAAAGTGGACGACCTATTAAATAAATTCACAGAACGCCATGGTGGAGGACTGCGCAACGCATTTAGCGTGGCGTTATTGCAAGAAGGTATGCAATACAAGCAACTAGCCATGGACAACGAAAAAGCTCAGCTGATTGAAAGTCGTGGTTTTGGCGTCATAGAAATGTGCCGTTTGTACAAGATCCCTCCGCACATGGTACAGCATCTGGAAAAAGCCTCTTTCAACAATATTGAGCATCAAGGGTTGCAGTACGTTATCTACACTCTGCTGCCATGGGTAAAGCGCCATGAAGCTGCGATGATGCGTGACCTGCTGCTGCCAGACGAGCGCAGCAACTATTACATCGAATTTAATATATCTGGGCTGCTTCGAGGGGACCAAAAATCACGTTACGAAGCTTATGCCATTGGCCGTAACTGGGGCTGGTTGTCAGTAAACGACATTCGCCGGCTAGAAAACATGCCTCCAATACCTGGTGGTGATCGTTACTTAACGCCGCTCAATATGGTGGACTCAGCAAATCTTCAAAATTCGCTGAATGCCACGCCAGAGCAATTGAAAGAAATCGAGGGAATATTATGTCGCGTATGATCAACTTTCCGCACATAGCGGCCATGGTTTTTGGTGCGCCACTGTACGCAACCTCAGAATTGGTAACCGCGGTAAAAGCAGTTTTAGAACCGCGTTTACTTGGCCGCACGACCACGGATGTAGAGTTAGCCGAAGACATTGCAGGTGTTGCCATGGGCCGTGACGAAGAACGGCAGTTACGAGGCGTCACCATTGCCGGAAATATTGCAATCATCCCGATACATGGCATTTTGGTCGCTCGCCGCGGCGCCATCACCGCGACCTGTGAAGAATTGCTCTCGTATGAGCGTTTAAGAGAACAGATCACCGCTTCTGTAAACCATGAACTTGTCAAAGAAGTGGTTTTAGACTTCCACACTGGTGGCGGTCAGGCTATCGGCTGTGCGGAGCTGGCCGACTTTATTCGGGCGTGCACCAAAGTTAAACCGATTACGGCGCTGGTAAACTTTGCAGCCTACAGCGCCGGTTATATGTTAGCAGCCGCCTGCAGCAAAATAATTGCAAGTCCTACAGCTGGTGTAGGCTCTGTGGGCGTGATCATCGAAACTTACGAAGTGAGCAAGTGGGAAGCGGAAGTGGGTATTAAATACAATACATTCTATCGCGGTAGCCACAAAAACGACTTTTCTCCCCATGAGGAAATTACCGATCAAGCCGTCTTAGAAATCGAAAAGCGGCTAGATCAGGCCTACAGCCTTTTCGTAAATTCAGTGGCCAAGCACCGCAATCTCAAAGCTGACGATGTAATCGCCACTGAAGCCAGATTATTCAGTGCTGAAGATGCCCTGCAGTTAAAACTGATTGATGAAATTGCTCCTGCTCAGGATGCAATTAACGCTATTGCAATGTCACACGTTCCGAAAAGCAGCGGCCGCAGCATTCGTGCTCAGGCTTCTGCTATTAACTCAAGTTTGACGCTCTAGCCACGCGGCGGAGCAGCATAACCAAGCGCCTAACGGCGCTTTTTTTGTAACTAAAAAAGGTGAAATACCATGTCTAAAGTATTAGAACTCCGCCGCAAGCGCGCTGAAATCAACGC